CGACCTCGGGCCTGGACTTCGCCTTCACCAAGGCGACCGAGGGCACCGGGTACAAGAACCCGAACATGGGCCGCCAGGCGGCCACGACCCGCGCCGCGGGCCTCGTGCTGGGGTTCTACCACTTCGTACGGCCGGGCTCCATGACCGCCCAGGCCGACTACTTCCTGCGTACGGTCGGCACGCTCCAGCCCGGAGACATCCTGGTCCTGGACTGGGAGGACGGCGGCGTCAGCAGCGCTGACAAGGACGCCTGGATCAAGTACGTGCAGGCCAAGCGGCCCGGCCACAAGGTCGGGCTGTACTGCAATACGGACTTCTGGAAGAACCGCGAGAAGGGGAGCTTCTGCGGCGACTTCCTCTGGATCGCCGATCCCAACCACGCCATCGGCCAGCCGGGCATCACGCATGCCTGGACGTTCCACCAGTACGGCTCCGGCGGCGGCATTGACCGCGACGTAGCCAACTTCCCCACCCGGGCCGCGCTGCGCGCCTGGGCCACCCCCGCCGCTCACGTCCCGACCCCCCCGAAGGAGCCCGCCGTGGCCACCCCGCAGGATCTCGCCAACAACCTCATGTCGATCGGGTCGCTCACCGAGAAGGACGCCAAGGGCAAGCAGGTGAGCCACGCCGCCGGCTACTACCTGGCGCACTGCCACGCAGACCTGATCTCGCTCCACAAGAAGGTGGACGCCCTGACGGCCGCCCTCGCCGCGCTGGCGCCCAAGAAGGCCTGATCACCGAACTTGCGCTACGGGCAGTATCGTAAGTACACGAACAGGGAGGCGCAGCATGGCAGACATGGACCTGGTGGCCCGTAGAGTCGCCGCGCTGCGCCGCCACTACGGCGAGCGGGACTCCCGGCATCAGAGCGTGTTCGATGTCCGGGCGAACAAGCTGGACAACCTCTCGCCCGGCAGCATGCCGGACGCCTGGCCCAAGCCCATCGTGTCGAACACCATCGACACCTCGGCCCATCAGTTGGCCGAGAACCTGGCTCCGCTGCCGTCCATCAACTGCGCCTCCGGCGTGATGACGTCGGCCAAGGCCAAGGCCTTCGTGGCCCGCAAAACCAAGGTCGCGTACAGCTACGTCATCGGCAGCAACCTTGAGGCGCGGATGCCCCAGGGCGCGGACTGGTACATCACCTACGGGTCACTCCCGATCGTCGTGGAGCCGGATTTCAAGACCGGTACCCCGCGGCTGCGGCTGGACAACCCGATGGGCACCTACCCCCAGTTCGACCTCTGGGGCAGCGTGCTGTCCTATACGCGGGTCTACCGCGAGGAGGCCCAGGAGCTGGCAGCGAAGTTCCCGGACTGTGCCGATCAGATCTACGGCAAGAACTGGGCCGGCCAGCGAACGGCCGCGGATGAGTCCCTGCTTGAGGTCGTGAAGTACTGCGACAAGGACAGCACGGTCCTCTACATGCCGGAGCGCAAGAACCTCGTACTGAGCGAGGTTCCGAACCTGTTCGGCAAGTGCCCGGTCTCCATCGCCATCAAGCCCAGCTTCGATGAGCAGCAGCGTGGCCAGTTCGATGACGTGATCTACCCGCATCTGGCGCGGGCGCGTATGGCCATGCTGGGCCTGGAGGCCACCAACCAGACGGTGAGGGCGCCTCTCGCCCTCCCGATGGACGTGCAGAAGATCCCCTTCGGGGACAACGCGATCATCCGGACGAACAGTCCGGAGAAGATCCGCCGGGTCGGCACCGACATGCCGACGGCCGCCTTCCAGCAGGAGCAGATGCTCCAGGAAGAGGTGATGCGGGGTACCCGCACGCCGGCCAGCGCCACGGGCGACGTCCAGGCCAGCATCATCACCGGGCAGGGCGTCAACGCCCTGAACGGTGGCTATGACATCCAGATCGCCACCGGTCACCTGATGATCGGCCACGCCCTCAAGGGGGCGCTGGAACTGGCCTTCGAGATGGACGAGAAGTTCTGGCCGGAGGCCAAGAAGACCGTCACGGGCGTCATCAACGGGACGCCGTTCTCGGAGAGCTACACCCCGAAGAAGGACATCGCCGGGGACTACCGGGTCAGCGTCTCCTACGGCTTCGCCTCGGGCATGAACCCGAACCAGGCCCTGGTCTTCCTGCTCCAGCTCCGCGGGGACCAGTTGGTCCCCCGGGACTTCGTGCAGCGTCAGCTGCCCATGGACGTGGACGTCGCCCAGCTCCAGGCCCAAGTGGACAATGAGCAGGTCGTGGACGCTCTCAAGCAGGGGATCTTCTCCATGCTGGCGTCCAGCGGGATCATGGCCCAGAACGGCCAGGACCCGACTCAGATCCTCCGCAACGCGGCAAAGATCATCGAGCTGCGCGAGAAGGGGATCCCGATCCACCAGGCCATCCTGGACACCTTCCAGTCTCCCCCGCCACCGCCCGCTCCTCCGTCCTCGGGTGGCGCGCAGGGTGAGCCCGGTGCTCCGGGGCCTGCGGGGGCCACCGGGGCGCCCATGGGCATGAATCCCGGTACCGGTGAGCCGATGGGCACCGCCCCCGGCCAGGCCCAGATGGGCCCCGGTGGCCGGCCGGACCTACAGACCCTGCTCGCAGGGCTCACCAGTAGCGGCAGCCCCAACCTGTCCGCTTCCGTCCGACGACAGGTACCCGCATGAGCGACTGCGACAACTGCGGCCGGGACAGCGGCCACTGGCTCGGGTGCCCGGGTCCCGGCCCGATGGACCCGGTTGAAATCCTCGGCCTCATGGCCGACGAGTGCGGCCGAGACGGCTGTACCAACGGGCGAGCCGTCAGCAAGGGCCCCCGGCCCGCCAAGTACTGCGAGACCCACAAGACAGGGAGCAAGAAGTGAGCGAGACCGGATTCGCGGGCGACCCGTTCCACGAGGGCGGCAGCCAGCCCATGGCCGCCCTCAAGGGCGGCATGGAGATGCCCAACACCCAGATGCCGATGGCCAGTGAGGCGCAGACCAACCCGCGCAGCGCCAGCACCGACAACGTCATGCAGACCTGGAACACCACGGTCCTGGCCCCGTCGGCCGGTTCCACCGGCAACAACGACTCGGCCGAAGCGCACTGACCAGGCTTTTTCGGCAATCACCGAAGAAGTAGGAGGAGTTCATGGCCAACGGCCATGGGGGACAGCGAACCCCCAGCTCCCCCGCCCCGGTCTCCGGGCCGGGGAGCCTGAGTAAGCGGACCGACGGCGGCCCTGGGGCGAAGCAGCCCATGCGTGTGCCGACCGGCGGCACGTACGGACAGGCGCAGCAGATGCAGCAGATCCAGCAGGGCGCTGCCATGGGCGCCAGTCCTGGCGGCGGCGCCCCCGGTGCCGGCGGCATGCTCCAGGATCTGGCGATCCCGCAGGGTCCCGGCGCGCACGCGCCCAGCCAGCAGCCGGACGTGCCCGTCACGGACGGAGCAGCCCTGGGGCCGGGCGCCGGCCCGGAGGCCCTGGGGCTTCAGCCCCAGTCGGACGAGGACCTGGCGAAGCTCGTGCAGTACCTGCCGGTCTTCGAGCGGATGGCCAACCAGCCGGGCAGCTCGAAGGCTGCCCGCAACTTGGTCAGGTCTTTGAAGGCGTACGGAGGGTAGCGACCATGGATTGGTGGACGGAAGTCGGCAACATGGCTAGTTTCATGCCGGATCAGCCGGCCCTGGCCGTGGATATGGCCGTGAACGGCCCGGCGTATCACGCCTTCGGCCTGAACCTGGCGAACAGCATGCAGGGCACCAGTGCCCCCCTGGAGGTCTATCCCCAGGACCCCATGGCCTTCCCCGACCAGGGGGCGTAAATGGGCTTCGGGGACTTCTTCAAGGAAGTCGGGGACGGCCTGGCCACGGGCCTGCGCGCCACGGTCAACGCGGTCAACACGCTGGACCCGTTCAACAACATCCATTACGACATCCACAGTTCAGCCGCTCCCACGAAGAGCGATGCGCCTCTGAATCGTGCCGTCATCAACCCGTCAGTAGAGTTCGCGGCCTCCACCATGAAGTGGGCCAAGGACAATGCCATGTCCCAGCCGATCTCGACGCTCATGCTCCAGGCCAAGGGGACGAACTCGATCGGCGACTACGCCCACACGTACTTCTCGGCTGACGCATGGGCGAAGGCGTGGCACGCCGCCGATCACATCAGCCCCGGCCAGGCGGCCATGCTGGGCGACCCGCTCAATCCGAACGGGCCCCAGGGGGCGAGCGATGCCCAGAAGGCCATCGACTCGAAGCTGACGTACTACGAGCCCGCCTCCAGTTTCCTGCCTGCCGGCTGGGACAGGATGCCGTACCAGACGCAGCAGGACTTCCTGAAGAAGGCTGGGATGCCCGCGACGGGCAACCAGTTCATCGAGCAGAAGCGCAAGGACTCGGGGCTCTTCAAGTACGGCTCCGGTGCCCTGGACTTCGGAGCCTCCTGGTTCCTGGACCCGACGGTCCTGGCAGGCAAGGGCGCCGCCGCCCTGCGTGCGGCCAAGTTCAAGGTGGTCCGGCCGCCGGCCGGCTGGTCCGGGCAGGACATCAACCAGCTGATGCAGCGCTCCAGCGTGAAGCGCATGGTTGACGGGATCTGGGCCAACAAGGACAACCCGCAGCTGCTGAACAACACGGAGATGGCGCGGAGCTCGGCCATGGGCCCGCGCTTCGGCGCGGTCGCCTCCACGCTCCAGAGCCCCGAAGAGGTGCAGCTCTTCGTCCGGGCCGGCATGGGCGACCAGTCGGCAATGGATCTGCTGGGCGCCAAGAATAAGCTGGCCCAGGCCCGGATAGACAACCTCACGTCGCGCCTGCCCGCGCTGGACCTGCGCCTGGACGCGACGACCAACCCCCGCATGCAGGCAGTGATCCAGTCAGAGATTGACCGGCGGAACGTCGGGATCAACGCCGATACGGCGATGGTCCAGCGGTACAACCAGATCTTGGATCACAGTGACACCCTGAACCAGCTGGCCACCAGCCGCTGGTCCTTCGCTCGTGCGGCCGACAGGACCGAGGCGCAGAACGCCTATACCGCAGGTGCCGCCCGCTTCGGCGGGGCATCCCGCGCGGCGAGGTTCACCCCCTCCGCCGCCGGCAAGCCATTGCTCCCGGGTGTCACCAGGGCCGAGCGCCCGGCCGGGCAGGGCTTCTTCGGTACGGCCGAGATGAAGTCCACGCCGATTGACGGCGGCATGATCAAGTCCCACGTCTACGGCATCGGGGACTTCTTCTCCACGCCCGTCACGCTGGTCCAGATGCTGAAGAACGCGCGGCCCAACGGGTACATGCGCATCGATGACCTGGGCCAGGACTCACTGACCGAGCTGCGGGGCCACCTGGCCCGCATCCCCGGTATCACGCCGGAGACCCGGTCCCGGTTCCTGAACGAGTACCTGAAGACGACGACCGAGACGTCCCGCAAGGACATTCTGGAGAACGTCGGCAGGCTCGGTGCCGCCAAGGTTGCCGAGAAGCACGGCCTGACCGCGGACGAGGGCTCGGCCCTCTTCTCGGAGCACATGGCTCGCGTGACCTCCAAGCGGCAGAGGATGGCCGCCTCGGTAGGGCGGCAGGGCGAGGATGAGCGCTACTCCGGCGCGACAGACCCGTCTCGCATCAGCGCCTCCGGCCAGCAGATGCGCGTGGACGAGTTCACCGTCGATGGCGTCGGCACCGTGGTCTCGCCCTTCACGGCCACGCGGATGATGAATGATCACGTCTTCCAGGACCTGGACCTCCTGGACAAGACCCTGGCCCGGCACTCCAGCGCCCTGAAGGCGCTGCGGGTCCCCGGCGGCACCGCCGCTGACTGGGTCGCAGGCGGTGCTGACTACCTGTCCTACCTCTGGAAATTCACGACGCTCTTCCGCCTGGGCTACATCCCCCGCGTCCTGTCGGACGACCTGTCCGGCCAGGTGGCCGCCCTGGGTGCGGCCTCGATGGCGATGCGCATCAAGCTGGGCGTGAGCAACGGCCTGACCAACGCCGCCATGCGGCTGGCCAAGCCCGCCCTGGAGGCCCGTGCCCACGTGGCCGGCCAGGGGCTGGAGTACGCGGACCAGGAGCTGAAGCTCCTCCAGCCGCAGATCAAGGGCCTCCAGGGCCACCAGGCAGGCCAGGCCGCGTCCAATGCGCGGGACCTGACGATCGCGCAGGGCCGCGTGGACCGGGCCCGCCAGATGCAGCGGGACATCTCGCCGCAGGCCTCCCAGGCCCAGGTCGGTGCGGTCCAGAAGCTCTTCGACAAGCACGTTCTCCAGCTCCAGCAGGCGCAGGCCCGCGTGGCGGCCGGCGGCTCGCAGGGCAAGGCCATCGCCTTGCAGAACCTCCAGAACCGCGTGGAATTCCTGAACCAGCGCAAGCTGGTCCATGCGGCGACCATCAAGGACATCAGGGCCGCCCAGGTCAAGTCCATCCAGGGCACCGGGAAGGTACACGCCGGGGGCCAGGAGTTCGAGTCCGCGATAGGCGGCGAGAAGGGCGACTTCTGGAACGCCCAGGTCAGTAGCGGCGAGTCCATCGGCAACATGTTCAATGACAACCGCGTCCTGGTCCAGGGCAACCTGGAGCGGAGTTTCGCCCACGGGGCGAAGCCCATCACCGCGGCCCAGGACGAGGCCGAGCACGCCAAGGCGTGGACTCACGCGATCAACCACGTGATCATGCAGGACGAGGCCCAGCGGATGCTGGTCCAGGGGGCGTCTGCCGAGCAGGTCGCCCAATGGATGACCAAGGACCCCCGGGGCATCGCCTACCGGGCAAGGCTCCCCAAGATGATCCCGACAGAGGATCTGGCGAACTCCATGAAGGTGGAGGTGGACCAGTACCTCCACACCCCGGAGATCCGGGCCAAGGCCCTGGAGCCGGACGGCGTGACGCCGGCCTTCCTGAAGGAGGCCGTCCCGGACGTTGCGGACCGCCCCCAGGTGCACATCGCCCAGATGGGCCAGAGCACGCTGGAGCACGCCAAGGGCCTGGACCGGGTGATCCAGCACTGGTTCAAGACGGCCGCGGAGATCCCCGCGGACCGGATGAGCCGGCATCCGCTCTTCAATCAGCTCTACGAGGGGCACCTCCGGAGCATCGTCAGCAGCCGCGTGAAGCAGGGCAGCTGGGACCGGCGCACCGTCGCCGATGTGGACCACATGACCACGGCGGCCCGCCGGCTCGCCCTGAACGACACCCGCAAGCTGGTCTTCGACATCGCCCACCGCAGCGACGCGGCTGCGGCCATGAAGTTCATCAGCCCGTTCTTCTCGGCCACGTCCGAGGCGTTCCAGCGTTGGGGCCGCATCCTCGCGGACAGGCCCCAGGTGGCCGGCTATGCCGGCATGTTCTTCAATGCCCCGCTGGCCACGGGGTCCATGCAGGACGCCGATGGCAACCACATCCTGCCGGACGGCAGCACGTACACGCTGGACCCGAAGACCGGCAAGGCCGTCAAGCGCATGGTCCCGAAGTCCGAGCGGTACATCGTGGCCATCATGCCGAAGTGGCTCGCCCACGGGCCCATCGGGTACACGCTGGGTGTGGAGCAGGCCAGCGGCACCATGGCGCTGAGCCAGAACAGCATGGACCTGGTGACCCAGGGGGATCCCTGGTTCAACCCGGGCGTCGGCCCGATTGTCCAGATTCCGGTGAATGCCCTGGTGCAGGACAAGCCGAAGGCCGCTGAGATGATGCGGCACCTGGGCGTTCTGCCCTTCGGGCCGGCCACCGGCTCCGCCGGCCAGCAGGCGTGGACCCAGCTGGCCCCGAAGGTCATTCGGGACCTGTACACCTCCATCGACACCAGCGATGAGCGGTACCAGTCGATCAAGCTGCACATCATGCAGAAGGCCGCGTACGAGCACGACAACCTGCACAAGCCGATGCCGACGGCAGCGCAGATTGCCAGCATGACCAGGAATTACTGGCTGTTCACCGCGGCAAGCTCCTTCCTCCAGCCGATGGCGACACAGAGGAAGGATGGCTACCAGTTCTACCGGGACCAGTACAACAACCTGCGCAGGACCGACGCCATGACGGCGGACGACAAGTTCCTGGAGAAGTACGGAGAGTCGTACTTCGTCTTCGCGCAGAGCCAGAGCAAGAACTCCAGTGGCATCCAGGCCACCATGAAGGCCGTGGATCTCCAGAAGAAGCACGGGGACCTGATCGCGGCCAGCCCCGAGCTGGCTGCCCTGATCGTGGGCCCGGAGGGCAACGGCCCGTTCTCGCCGGAGGCGTACAGCTACCAGCTGAACAACCCGATTGAGCCCGGCGGGGCAGAGGCGCAGCGGACCAAGATGTCTGCTACCGATGCCATGCAGGAGAACCAGCGCCGGCTGGGATGGGCGCAGTTCAGCAGGAACATGCACTACCTCGACAGCCAGCTCCATGCCCAGGGCTTCCAGTCCTACACGGACCCGGGTGCGGAGCAGCTGGCAGCCCAGAAGAAGGGCGTGATCTCGGTCTATGCCGAGCCGCTGATGCCTGACGGTTCGGCGAACCCGAACTATAACGAGCAGTGGTCCAAGGACTGGTTCAGCTTGGACGCGAGGAAGTATGACCGGCTGATCCCTGCCCTGACGAAGCTCGCAAACAGCCCTATGGCGAACGAGCGGACCCCAACGGGCGGATACGTCCGGAGCGACCTCCAGGGCCTCCAGCAGTACCTGGGGGCCCGTACAGCGGTACTCCAGGCCCTCCAGGCCCGCGGCGCCGGAGGCGGGGCCAAGACCTTGACCGCCAAGGCGAACGCGGATCTCGCGTCCGCATGGACCACGGTCGTGGACAACCTCATCGAGAAGGACACGACCTTCGGCGATCTGTACCACCGGTACCTGAGCAGGGATCTCGGCATTGATGCCGCACCCGTGACTACGCAGGGAGGGGCCTGATGGCTCTACAGGGCACTGGCAGCACGGTGCCGCCCCCCGGCCAGCAGGCGGGGATCAACCTGTTCGCAGCCGCCAGCTCCGGCGCCGCGGCCAGTGGCGCCGGGAGCGTCTACATGGGCGCGGATACCGGGGCAGGGTTCGTCTCCCCCTACGCCCCCACCGGGGGGACGGGACAGACGACGGCCCGCGGCCCGCGGATCATCCCGGAGTCTGCCGCGCTCGATGACATCAACTACTGGAGCGGCAAGCAGCAGAACGACTTCATGTCGTCCGCTGTCATCGGCGGACTGCTGAAGCCGGGCGACGGTGTCATGGAGATGGACACGCTCTGGAAGAAGCTGGTCAAGCAGTCCGCGCTGTACACCGCGGCGGGCAAGACGCTCAGCCCCTGGGATGTCCTGAGCTCGTACGTCAAGACGGACAGCAAGGGCCAGCCCGACCCCTGGCAGACCAGTGCTGATGGGCGCTTCAAGACCAACATCCTGACGGGCGAGAAGAAATACGTCGGGCCCCAGTTCGACACGACCACGCAGACCAGCACCAACCTGACGGACCCGACGACGGCCAAGGCCGTAGCCACCAGCATCTTCCAGCAGATGATGGGCAGGGACCCCGGAGCCGGTGAGCTGGCCACCTTCGGCTCTGCCCTGACGCAGGCCGAGCAGGCCTCTCCGGTGGTGGCGACGACCACCACGGAATACGACATGAACACCGGTGCCGCCATCGGCGCGAACACGACGTCCCAGGGCGGCGTGACCGCCCAGGGTCAGCAGTACATGGCTGCCCAGCAGGCCAAGAAGAAGCCCGAGTACGGGGCCGTGCAGGCCGCTACGACGTACGGCAACGCCCTGGAGAGCGCCGTGTACGGGGCTCCCTCGTGAGCGTGAGCGGAGCCGCGATCGCGGCGTACGCAAAGAGTGCGTTGGGGACGAAGTACGTCTGGGGCGGGAACTCGATGACCGGGGGCATCGACTGCTCCGGTCTTGTCCAGCAGGTCTACAGCAAGTTCAAGATCGACTTGCCCCGGGTCACCTACGACCAGATAGGCCAGGGCGCCAGCGTAGGCGTGGACAAGCTCCAGGTCGGTGACCTGGTCTTTTTTGACACGGACTCGAAGACAGCGGGCCCGGATCACGTCGGGATCTACCTGGGGGGCGGGAAATTTATCCACGCCCCCAAGACGGGCGATGTCGTCAAAATCAGCTCTCTGACCGATTCGTACTACATGAACCGGTTCATGGGCGGTCGCCGCATCGCGGGCGTCTCCGGCAAGGACGGCGTCAGCGTTGACCCGCTGTCGTTCTCCAGCGGAGGCGAGGCGGTACGGGCATCCTCGGCCGAGCTGGCCGAGCGGTACGGCATGAGCACTGCCATGTTCAACTCGAACAAAGAACTGAAAGGCCTGCTCAACCAGGCCGTTGACGGCCAGTGGACGGCCGACCGGTTCACGGCCAGCCTGAAGAACACGAAGTGGTGGAAGGACACCAGCAGCACCAACAGGTCTGCCCAGGTGCTCGCCAAGAGCGACCCCGCCTCGTACAAGGCCAACCTGGAGGCTGCCCGGGTGGCAGCCCAGGACGCGGCCGTACAGGTCGGTGCGGTGCTCAGCACCAAGGCCCAGGCGCAGCTGGCCAAGAACATCGTGCATCTGGGCTGGCAACAGCCCGAGATCGACAACTTCCTTGGCAAGTACGTGGCCTTCAACGACAAGCACGTGCTGGGCGGCCAGGCCGGCCAGGTGTACCAGCAGCTGCGCACAACGGCGCAGAACAACGGCGTGGCCCTCTCGGAGCAGGCCATCAAGAACAGCGCCGCGTACGTCGTGCGGGGCGTGAGCACGCTCCAGAAGGAGCAGGACCAGGTACGGGCCACGGCGGTCGGTGCCTATCCGGCGTATGCCGACCAGATCGCCGCCGGCGCGAACATGTCCGACATTGCCCAGCCGTATATCCAGATGATGGCGCAGGAGCTCCAGCGCCCCAGCTCGGACATCGACTTGTACAACCCGAAGATCAAGGCGGCCCTGTCTGCGACGGACGCCAAGGGCAAGCCTGCCCCGATGAGCCTGACGGACTTCCAGGCCAGCCTCCGGGCCGATCCATCGTGGAAGCAGACCACGGGAGCGGCCAGCCAGACGCTGACCGTCGCCAAGCAGGTGCTCACTGACATGGGCTTGGTGAAATAGATGACCACCCTGGCGCAGCTCCTGGCCGGCGTCCGCCAGGTCGAGTCCGGCGGTAACTACTCGGTCGTGAACTCGATCGGCGCCGTGGGCGCCTACCAGGTCATGAAGGCCAACATCCCGTCCTGGACCAAGAAGGCTCTGGGATACTCGGTCTCCTGGCAGACCTACCGGAACAGTCCCAGCATCCAGGACAAGGTGGCCTCGGTCATCCTCGGGGGCTACTACAAGAAGTACGGGGCCGCGGGTGCGGCCTCCATGTGGTTCTCGGGCCAGCCGAACCCGAACAGCACGGCAAGCGACGGTGGTAACACCGTCAGCCAGTACGTGGCCAAGGTCCTGGCGGCATCCGGCTCCAGCTCATCGGCCACCAGCTCCAGCGGGGGCACATACTCGGCTACGGCGGTGACCCCTAAATTGGACAACTCGACTCTGGCCCAGATGTACGGCCTGACGTACGCCACGATCAACGCGAACAAGGAGCTGAAGTCCCTGTTCGGCAAGGCGGTGGCGGGCTCCTGGTCCGCGGACCGCTTCACGGCGTCCCTGAAGAACACCAAATGGTGGCGGACTACCAGCGACAGTGCCCGGAAGTTCTTCATGCTCAAGACGTCGGATCCGGCGACGTACAAGCAGAAGTACTCAGCCGCGGCGTACCACGTGAACGATCTCGCGGTGAAGCTAGGAGTCCGCAACCTGCTGGGCAAGGGCAGCACGCCGGGGCACATCGACCAGTTCCTGGACCGGGTTGTCCAGTACCAGATGCGCGACGGCTGGAGCGATGCGAGGATCCAGGACTACCTGGGCAACTACGTCAGTGCCCAGAATGGGATCTGGGGCGGCACTGCCGGCGAGAGCTTCGACGCCCTGCACCAGCTTGCGTACGTCAACGGCCTGACGCACTCGGCCGACTGGTACAAGAACAACGTCAGGGCCATCGCCAGCGGCAGGAGCACGCTGGAGGGGGTGCAGGCGGGCCTGCGCAAGGTGGCTGCCGCCAAGTACAGCGCCTTCAGTGCCCAGATCATGGCGGGGCAGAACGCGATCGATCTGGCGGCCCCGTACACCAAGAGCGTGGCGACGCTCCTGGAGCTGCCGGAGACGGACGTGGACCTGGCCAACAAGTACGTCAGCAAGGCCATGACGGCCAAGGGGGGCGCGGATGGCGCCCAGTACCCGCTCTGGCAGTTCGAGAACGACGTACGCAATGACCCGCTCTGGAAGAAGACCAACAATGCCCGCGAGGGCATCATGACCGTGGCCCATCAGGTCGCGCAAAATTTCGGCGTAGCCTGGTGAACCTCGAACCGTCAGGCCTTGCCGACCTTGCGGGCGTAGTACGCCCGGCACTTGGCGTTGAGGCACACGCGGCAGACCCGCGCCCCATCGGGTCGGTTGTACGTGTTCTCGGGGCTGAACGCGTGCCCCCGCTTGCAATGGGTCTGGGTCTTCGCCCTGTTGCTCCGGGCCGTGTTCTCGCCCATCGTCACAACCTCCATGTGAGCCGGGTTCACGCACGCACGCACGCGGCACAAGTGGTCTATGACCAGCCCCTCGGGTATCGGGCCCACCAGGAGTTCGTAGGAGAAGCGGTGTGCCCGAATGAGCTTGCCCGCTCGGACCGCGAAGGCTCCATAGCCACGCTGCGTGGAGGCAGTCCAGAGCCAGCATTGCTCCGTTTTGGTGACCTTCAGCCAGAATCTTTCCTCGGCGGTCTTCATATACCTATTGTACCGGCCTGGTAGGAGGCTCCAATGAGTACACCCAGTCAGGCCCTCCCCGAGGGCTTCGACAACACGATTGCCACGGGCACTCCTGCGCCCGTGGACCAGCAGAAGCTGCACGTGGCGCAGACTTCGATCGCCTTGCAAAAGGCCAGGGCCGCCTCGAACATGACGGCCTACACCAAGGCCAAGGCTGAAGCCGCCAAGCAGATGGCGCTCTACAACAAGAAGGGCGCCACGCCCGCCCAGAGGGCGGCGGCCACCAGGGCGCGGAACACGCAGCTGGACCTCATGAAGCGGGACACGACCTCCCGCAATGCCGCCCTGAAGGCCCAGAGCGGCGCCCAGAGCGCCGTGTACAGCCTGACGGGCCAGTACGACAAGCTCCTCCAGGGAGCGGACAGGGACGCCTTCGCGGCCCTG